CGATCATATGACCATCTCTTGGATATAGTCCTGTAGTCTCTGAGTCTAAGGCAACGTATGGTGGTTGAGAGTTAATACAAGCACATAACCAATTATTGGCTTCATCTGTATCTTGAATACCTCTTGCCATTTCCTCTGTAACAACTACATCTTCTACGTTTCCACTGATGTAGTCTATAATATTTTTCTTTGAGTCTTCCCATGTTCTCCTTGCTTCTGGCTTAAATGCGAGCATTGATGGGTTTATAACTGGTAAGAACTTACTTTCTACTTTCTTACCAGAGTATTCTGTAACTGAGTTAATCGGTGTAAAATACTTCAAAGCATCACTGCCTACAAGTATTACCCAATCATATGCATCTGTATCTATTTCAATATCACAATCTCGTTTCAAAACTTTCTTGATACTTGGATCAGAACATAGCTGATACTGGTCAAAATCAAATGCGTTGTCAAATTCTTTTTTAAAGTTTGTTTTACTTTGTTTCGTTTCTATTAGGGCAACGTTAGCCATATAATTTACTCTTTAATTTTTCTACTCTTGTTTCTGTTAATGCACCTGGATCACTATCTTTTAGATGCACATTCCTGGGGTGTAAGCCTACTCGCTCAACCATCTCTTTTACTTCTCGTGCCGCAGTCTGTCCTGCGTCATCTCCATCAAAGAATATATCAACACTTTCTACTCCTTGTATTGAAAGCATCTTTAGTTTTTCTTCATTTATATTCTTTGTTCCAAAACAACAGACTGCATTTGTCAGTCCTTTGTCGTGTAAATTTATCATATCGTAGATTCCTTCTACAAGTATTACTGATCCTTGTATTGGTTCTACTACAGGAAACAAAGGCATCTTTGCACCTGCGGGCGAGATCATATACTTAGGAGTTCCTCCTGTTGTATGTCTCCCATTAAAAGCAACTATTCTTCCAGATATATCTCGTACTGGAAATACTATTCTTCCAATGTGATCTGAATCGTGATGCTGAAATGCTTCAAAGCGTTTATACGTTGCTGGTTTAATATTTCTCCAGTTACCTATGTATGGTACTATATTCTTTGGGAAGGACAAACCAATACTTTCAGACCTTTTTGAACGAATTGTCTTCTTTAATAACTCCCTTCTTACTTGCAAATAGTTTGCCTTTTCTCCAAAATGATGAAATATATTACCTTTAAATCCACATGAAAAACATTGAAAGATACCTGTAATTCTATCAATTCTCATACTTGGATTTCTATCTTCGTGGTCAGGATGTAGACAACTTACCAAACAATCTGCACCTTTTGGTATGAAGTAAACATTTCGTGAAGCCAACAACTCTTCAACTGTCATCTACCAATATCCTTAACATTTTCTTTACTAATAACTTGATATGCACCTTTATTATATGCGGGTGCAACTGTATGTCCACTACTATAGTATTCTTTCTTTGCTGTCTCATTTTCTACTGGCTTTCCTAGAGGCACAGAAGGGTACTGCTTTTCTTCTGCTCGCAAAGGATTACCAAAAACTTTCTTCTCATGTTCTTGTTGTCTCCAGCTTTTTCTTCTTCTAGTTTGCCAAGGTCTCTTCATTTTTCTTCCACAAGTAGTGTGCCTTATACTGCCGTATATAATCATATCAATCCTTATATTTTTTCAAGCGTATATTATACTCAATTTAAGATTAAAAGTCAAGAACTATTTTTTTCTAAATATCATCTATATCCTCTCCAGTTTTATGGGAGGAGTCTTCTCTTTCTTTTGGAGTGAGTGCAGTATCTGGGCCAATCTTAAGAGTGTCCCAGTCAACTGTTGAGGTAAAGGATTTCATAGAGGCAGATCGCATTTTTACACAGTTAAGAGTAATACAAGCATCCTCATGATCCCATGTTTCTAAAGAATATGCTGCATCTGCCGCATCTAAAATTCCTTTTGCAAAACGTGCTTCACCGCTGGCATCTGTTTGATATGGAGAAAACACAGGTACTTCAAACTCCTGTGCCATAGATTTCAAAGCTTTACTTACTTCGATTTGTTCTGTCCAGTCATATTGACCACCTCTCGATGGTAGACTCGACCGCTTTACTTGATTTATGTAATCAACTATGATTACACCAACATCCATCTGTTTGACTTTTTTATCAAGATCTGAACGAATCTTCGATAGGGTAAGACCTGCATCATACACAATATCTAGTTGTTGAGTCGGGAGAAGCTCACAACTAGTTTTTAGTTTATCATGGAATCTTTTAAAGTCACGATGTTCTTTGTACTCGTTCAAGCGGTCTTGTCCATCCACATATCTATTAGACCACCACGTTGCAACCTTCTCCCATTCGAGAATACTAAGATTTTGGGTACGAAGTCTTGCAAAAGGAATCTCTGTTGCGATAGAACAACAACGTTGAAGGATAGATCGGCTATCCATTTCTATAGTGAAATACACAGCCGACTTACCACTTTCATAAACATTGTTCGCAATGTTTGCACAAATAACAGATTTACCAGCACCTCTACGTCCACCGACCATAATCAAATCTCTTGGTGAGAACTGTATTTCATGGTCATACTCTCTATTGAGACCAAGACGTATGTACTTAGCTAAATCTTCTTCTGGCTCAAACAGTTCAATACGTTGCATACTTTCCTGCGGATCTTCCAAATCAACCTTGTCCTCGATGTCCATGACGATTTGGTGTAGATGGTCTACTGATTCTTGAGCATCCTCAAACGCTACTGAATGTTCGACATAATCTTCCAGTGAGTCCAGAATCTCTTTCTGAGTATATTCGTTCTTCAAGTACTGAAGAAGCATATCGGGACTTGCGTCTACCTCTACGGCTTCTACTGCGAAAAGTTTTTCACGAGTACTTGAATCACGAATCTCATACTTGAGGTCTTCGATTGTGGGCATCTTATGAAATGTCTCACAATGTTTGTCAATAACTTTATACAGGCTATGATACTCAGATGGCAGATACTGCTTATAAGTAACACTCCAAGTCTGAAAGTCTTGGAGTACGAGCACTTGCTTTATCAACGCACTTGCGATGTTCAAAAAGATCCCCCCGAATCAAAAAGAAGCAGACCCCGAAGAGCCTGCTTAAAAGTCTAAAAAATTAAGCTGATGCTTTTTCTTTCTTAGCTGCACCATCATAGTCAGCCGCACATAGACCACGTCTTGTCAACATAGTCTTTACGCCACGAGCTGTTTTACCAATCGCGTCTGCAATTGACTCAACAGTCATGCTGCTAACATCGTCAAGTCCCGCAAATGGATCTTCTTTAGAAGAACCTAAAGTATGCTCTTGACGTGGGATGGCTCCAATCTCACCTGATCTAAGTAGGCTAAGAGCTTTACCTCGGACAGAGTTGACTGATCTTCCTAACGCGTCAGCTATGGCTTCTACGAAAGCGCCACTGTTGACCATAGAAATAAAAGTCTCTTCTTCCTCTGGAGTATAAGTTCTTACTGCCTCTATCTTAGGAGCAGGCTTGACATGATCGGTAAGTTCCATAGAAAGGATCTTGCCTTGTATTGACTTAGGAGAGAAAGCGCCATCTTCAAAATGACCTGCAATCTCTGCATAAGTGTATTGTCCACTGTTGTCTTTGACAAAAGCGGCAAGTACTGCTTCTTGTGCATCTGTGAATGCTCGGCTAGAAGCCGAAGAAGCTAGTTCTACTTCGTATCCCATTTTTCTTAGCTTGCTAGAAATAGAACGGGTAGAAGTTTCAAGCTCGTCAGCCGCGTCAGCAACTGTAGCTTGAGAAACAGGTGATTCATCACCTACAAAATGTATAAGAGCGTCTCTTCGCTCATCTGTCCACTTAGGAAGTGCCATTATTTTTCTCCAATAAAATCTAAAAGGTTAGTTATAATCTGAACGCCAGACTCTCTGGCTTTCTTAGTTTTAGCGGATTCTATACCGCTTTCATTCACCAGGAATGTGACATCCTTGGTCAAACTCGATTTGACCACATAACCAAGCTCTTCAAGTTTGTTTTGAGCCTCGGCTTTGTTTTTAAAACTGGTAAGTTTACCACTAATACAAACAACTCCGTGGGTTGTGGTTTGTTGAGATTTTTCAAATTTCCAACTAAATGGTAGTGTGCATAAATCATAAAAATCAGACTCTAGCCAGTCTATAAGATTATTTGCAGCTTTCTCGCCTAGTCCTGCCTTTCTACATTCTTCATAGCATATGTCGTCGATGCCAATAAATTCTTGTGCTAGTTTCTCTGAGGCAGTTTTACCAATCAAGGGTATGCTGAAGGCAGGAAGTACTACATTTAGTGGAGCATTGCGGGAGTTTTGTATTTCATTAAATAACTTTAGTGCTAAAACTCTAGAACCTAGTTTATCTTTTAGTTCTTCTACTGTAAGCCAGTAGATATCATTAATAGACTTTAGTTTTAGTTTTTTAACTGTAGCTGGACCGAGACCCTTAATTTTAAGAGTCTTGGCAAAGTGCTCAATTAATTTAAGAAGTTTCTCACCGCAATGATCGTTTCTACAATAGAAAAGGTTATTGACTTCCTCCAACCACGAGTCACAGCTTGGACAGTTGCTAGGCGGCTGAATTGTAGTCATGAAGTATCCTCTAAAATTGAATGTATATTATAAGATAGTTTGGGGTTGGTTGTCAAGAATTATTTTTCTACACGTCTAAGAACCCGAGGTATAATATCCCCCGATCTTATCACTTCTACTTGACAACCAATCTCCAAGTCTAAATCACGAATGTACTGAATATTGTGGAGCGTAGCTCTTGAAACGTTAGCTCCATCAATCACTACGGGCTCGAGAACGCCTACAGGGCTAACGACCCCTGACTTTCCGAGTTGCCACACAACATCCAATAGCATCGTGATTACGCCCTCTTTAACTTCTTTCAAAGCAAAAGCACCTCGAGGGTGGTGTGCTGTATGCCCTAGCTCAAGAAACTCTTCATTGTCATTTAATCTATACACATATCCATCTGTGGGATACAAACCTAGATTAAAAAATTCATCGTTGACAAGTTGTTGTTGTGCTATCAATCTTAGTGTTCCTGGTTGTTCTTTTGGAAGTACTGTATTGAAGCCTAAACGATGGAGTGTTTTTAAAACGCAAAGATATGTATCTGCATGATCTAAGCGGGGAGTCGCATCATAGGCAACAAATGCTAAGGGTCTGGCTGAGAACTCATCTACATCTTTGAGTCCTAAAGAACCTGCGGCATAGTTTCTTGCGTTGGGTATAGATTTAGGAGCAACAACTTCACCTGTAATTTGTACTAGACCAGGTGCATTATCGATCTCTGTGGGCACAAGCCAACGCATCTTATCGGTAATGTCTTTACCCTGTTTGCCGTCTCCTCTAGTCAGAGCCAGTACAAGACTGCCTGCGGCATAAAGTAAAGAAACTGCTGCTCCATCTAATTTAGGAGTACATATACACTTGTCTACATCCAGAGGAGCATCATCCAGATCAAAACATTTCTGCAAGGAATACATTTGATAGGCGTGTGGAACTGCATCGGTAACCTTGTAACCAACAGTTTTGTAATTATGTTTCTCCGCAAGTAAATCAAACTCTGCATCTGATATTATCGGATAGCCTTCATAGTACATAACACTTGCTTTGTCTAAAAATTCGTGCATACTTTCTCCATAAATTAGACTACTATTATACGGAAATTTAGATACTTTGTCAAGAATTATTTATACAGATCTCGAATTAAGTCTGAGAAGTGTTCCTCTATAAGTTGTTTTGATTCGGCTAATGATAGTATCTCTGTGAGTCCTGCGAACAGTTCTTTTGAATTGTTGAAATCAAGTGGCATAGCTACTCCCTCTGGAGTTGGTTTCCACTCTTCATTAAAGTCCATATAATACTTTCGTAGATGTATATATTCTACTCCGTGAAAAGTATTGATGGTCAATCGTACTTGAACTTGCCTTATGTCATCATAGTGAATGATTCTTGAATATGCTTCTGGTGCTTGATGTAGTTCCATTACTTCTCGTTCCTTAAAACAGATGATAGTGGTACTACACTTGTCACGTTGGCAGGTCTTAACAAGCGGTACGAGTCTGTATCCCAACAAAACAAAAGAAGAGTTTCTTCTGTTTCTTTTGCTCGATTTCTCTTCTCCTGTATGTAGGGAGTAGAAAAGTCAAGAGTACATACATTGTATTTTAGTTTTTTAGAGTGCGCACTACGATACGTAATGATTGCATCTCCATATT